AATGCAAGTGTACTCATTGAAAAAGGAGAGTGGCACATGGGTTGTAATATGACAAATAAACCAGCCCATATTGTGGAGATATGGAGAGGAAATACAGAGGATTTGACCGAAAAAGACATTGAGAGAATCCAATCAGAATGAGGTAAAAATGAAGGCAAAAAGATGGTGGAAATGGACAGTAAGATCAAACGGTACTGAAAGGGCGAAATGTATTCTGTTATACCATTATAAGTATGAAAAACATTAATAAAACCTTTTTTAAATATAAATGAGTGTTTTATATCGTTTGTGTGTCTGGATAGAATCTGTAGGTATTCTAGGTTGAATCTATGCTCATTATGTGTGTTAAAATATGATAGAAATGTAGCCATCTGATGTGAGTTTAGCGAGCGTACCATAAGGATCGGAGTTTGTCAAGTTTTTCGGAATTTTTTTGGTCAGAGAACCCACACAAGTCTCATAAAATGTATAAATAATAACTGTCTTTATAGTTGACATTTACTTGAATATCGACTATAATAAGGACAAGCAAATCTAGACGAGAACTATGGAGTTTTATCTCGACTATGATATGTCATATGCAGACGATCTCGACGATGATTGGACATACGATCTCGACGAGCAGTACAGCCATAGTCAGGTGCATCTCGACTATGCAGAGTTGGCATATAGGCATTATGCTTAACTCGACTAGATGTGCATGATGGGGGTCATGTGCAAAACTCGTCGAGAATGTGTATGAGCATATGTGCAGACACGCACGGGCTTATGCACGAGATTGTGGCACATATCTAACATACGCATAGGCAAGTTATTATAAGTCATAATAATGTGTGTATCATTAGTTACATCTAGACTGTCACAGGTTGGGAAGAAAGTCAACCGACCTTGTGGCAGATTTTTTATTGGCATAAGACAAGACGATGATGTGTGTCAGTGGGCAAATTGTCACAGCAAGACTTGACAGGAATTGTTACAGAAGATTGCAGATATTATACCAAGGCAGGGGAAGTGGCGAAGTTTGTTCAGTAGTGCTACCCCGCACCCTTTGCTTCCGATTTCTTTCATTATAAGATATCAAATACTCGAATGGGGTTTGAATGTGCCACTAATTTAACTGGCACATTAGCTGTTGATTTTTGGCGAAGATGAAATAAGATAGGAATGAACATAAAACCCCCTGAATTTTTATGAAACATAATAAAGAAACCTATATCAATACTCTTGTTGATAGCATGAGCATGGAAGATTTCAGACAATATGTAGCAAATGACATGGCATCTTTCTTATATTATTGTAGCGAATCTGAAGTAGTTAATGAATTTTTAATTAAGGTAAATCATACATTAGACGAACAATTTTATAATAAGTTTGTAAAGCAAAATAAGGACAGTTTATTAAGTGGCACACGCTAACCCCATTCGTGGTATAATGGGGTTATTATAATAATAGTTAAGCAATTAATCAATTAAATGCAAATCACTGAAGTAACTACAGCAACCAAAGTTGGTAACTTTACAATCAACACCAGAGAGAACAAAGCACGTTTAAGAATGGAATGGGCAAACGTATCGAAGGATATGTTGACCAGTAATGCAGGTAGAGTTTATCTCATGGTAGTTGACGGAGTTATAAAAAAGATCGGTGGCAGTGTTTCTAAGGGTGGCATTAAGTCAACAATGTCTTTCTATGAATCAGCAAATTGTGGTAGACCAAGTATTAGATCATTTGGTATACAGCAATTAATATTTGAAGAGTTGGAAGCAGGTAAGGAAGTTGAAATCTTTTTAATTACTTCAGAGCAGGTAATCGCACCAGTTAAGGGACTCTTAGGCAAAAAAGACATTATGATAAGTGCATTTAAAGAAATGGAAGAAAATTGTTTAAGTGACTATGTACAGGTTGAGGGAGATTTCCCAGAGTGGAATTTTCAAGAGAGTGGAAGGGCATGGGATACACATATACAACAATTACACGCACAAATGTTGTCAGAGAGTGCCAGTTCATAAAGTGGCACACACTGACTACACACTAACCAATTATCCTTTATAATAAAGGTATACAAACAAAGTTTTAAAACTATGTACACTTCAAAAAGAGTAATCAGACCAAACAACGAAGTGGTTCGTTACTATTGCGACAATGGTTATGGTCTATCAGTTGCATGTCATGAGCATTCTTACGGAGGTAAGGAAGGTCTTTATGAAATTGCACTCTTGAAGGGAGACAAACTACACTATGATAACGAGTGGACTGACGTTAAAGGTTGGTTAACCAGAGGAGAAGTTTGGAGTTGGTTGAGAATTGTTTCAGAATATTAAATCATTGTTAAGGGTACTGGATAAGTGCCCTTAATCAACTATAATAAACGTATACACCACAACGGAGTTTTTTCATGTACACCACAGAACAATTTGATAAAGATGTTCAAGGTTTGAGAGATTTGATCAAAATGTGTGATGAGTTGGAGAAGGATAGACATATGAAGGAGGATGCCTTGATTAAGCAAATCAACGGAGAAAATGCTTTTTTCTGGAGAGCAAACTAATGAATAAGAAATACATTGTTGAAAACCTTGAATTTGACACAAAATTCAAAACTGAAAAAGAGATAGAGGATCTCAATTTCAAACGAAATAATGCCTACGGAGTTTGGGATGCTGAAGGCAGAAATGAGGATGAGAGAATTAACAATCTCTTTAACAAGGTGCAGGATTATATGGGAGTTTATCTTTGCTCCCTTGAGTTCTGTAACAACCGACCTCATCCCCTTACATCATATATGTAAGGTGGCTGACATCGCAGCTGGCGAGTGGACGGTTTTTAAACTGTCCATTTTGCCTTAATATTAGTTGTAACAATCCACGATTACAATTAATATCCTTTATAATAAGTACATACACCAAAAGGAGTTACTTCATGTTTCAAACAAAACTAAACCTCACCGACACACCAAAGACAGAATACAACGGATGGGCAGATTGGACAACTTGGAATTGTGCGTTGTGGATAGGTGGAGATGAGGGTTTATACAACATAGCAAAAGATTGTGAAGATTACCCAGAATTTTTACAGTACATCTACGGAGTATTTGAAAATGATGCAACACCTGATGGAGCAGACTGGGGGGAGGCAGACTTAACAGAAATGAATGAGATGATTTCTGAATTGTAAACAATTGTTTCAGGTGCTCGCACTTGGGCACCTGATCCTTTATAATAAGAGTATACAAAACAAATTTAAAAATTATGTTCGATTACAAAATCACTGCTTATAACAAACTTGGTAAAGTTCAAGAAACAGAAAACCTTTTCTGTGCACCTGATGAAATTGATGATGTAATGTATACATTATCTGAGCAATACGGATATGCAGAGGCATTAGACACTATGGACACTCACTGTGGTGAGTATGGTGAAAGACCTCTTTCACTTGGAGAAAGAAGATATTTTTAATGTAAATAAATGTTTCGATGTCCAGACTTTTACTCACGGTCTGGACAAAAATCCTTTATAATGAGTACATACACCACAAAACAAATTTCAAAATTATGTTACCACAATCAAAAAGAATTTCAGAAAGAATACTCAAAGTAGACAACTTTGAAAATGTTGCCCACGTATGTTGCGATTGGGAAGAGTTCGTTTTCGAGGTTGCAGAGTGGGGAGTAGACCATATATGCGGAGTTGATTTTGATGATCTAACTGATGAAGCAATCAAAGAGTTAGACACATTCATTGCTTCATTCGGTTGTTCACCAACTGATCCGCACCCTTGCTCAAAGTATGCAAACCCTATCTTTGCTTAATATGAAAAACCTCCACATTGAACACCCCGAAGATACGATCCTTACAGGGGATCTGTCTGTATTAGATGCCTTTCAATCCGACAATCATTATTCCGTAAAGATTGACGGATCACCCGCAATCGTATGGGGAACTGATCCAGAGAACGGAAAGTTTTTTGTAGGCACGAAGTCCGTATTTAATAAGAGAACCCCGAAGGTTAATTATAGCATACAGGATATTGAACGCAACCACCCTGACTTTGAATTGAATTCAATCTTAATACGTTGTTTTAACTGTTTACCCCGTATCGGTTTTGAGGGTCGTGTATTTCAAGGGGACTTCATCGGGTATGGAGGTTATAGGGATTATAAACCTAATGCGGTGAGTTATACTTTTGATACTGTTCAGAATGTGGGAGTCGTCGTTGCACCACACACAGAGTATAAGGGAGCAACACTTAAGGACATGAACGCAGAACCCTTAATTGAGAAGTTAGATCCGACTATGTTTGTTCAACCCAGTGCGTGGTTAGGGGAACGTGGTGCAACTATGGATATTGACTTAATGATCGGGTTTGCACGTCAGATTGCTACACTGGTTGAGTTTGCAACACCCAGTGAAGCAAAGCAGTTGAAACAGGATCTAAATGCGTATATCAAGGACGGCGACGAAATCGTTGCGGAGGAGTTCGCAAACTATCAACTTGTGAGGTTGTGGTTGTTGGTTGAGAGTATTAAAACTGAGTATATGGAACTAATGAGAGATGATTTTGATGCGGAGTGCTTCTTAGGTAATCAATACATCTCAGGCGAAGGGTATGTCATGTCAGGGGAGCATGGCACATATAAGTTAGTTGACAGAGAGACATTCTCTCATTATAATTTTAATATCATTCGTTCGTGACTACAGCAGTTGGGGGGTTGCCGCCCCCCGTATATAAAAACGCACTGGGAACCTAACCTACAAAGTGTTACGGAAGCGTGATAAATGTTGCATTTTATATACAAAAATTTCCCCAGGTATAGATAAACTGAAAAAGGAAAATGAAATCCACCTACATGAAAAAAAATCCCGACGAAATTTTGACTTCGATAGAGACCGATATGGTTACGGGTGAATATTATACGATCATACCAGAATGGATTATGAATGAGATGAATTGGTATGAGGGAACTAAAATAAAATTCAACATCGATACAGAAGAAGTAATCATCACAGAATCAGATGACTAAAAAGAAAGAAGAACGTGAGTATGCAAAAGACCGTATGGAATACTTTCGAGAGTTTCATCGTGTAATCGCACCAGTAGTTGTTTTAAAGAAAGACAAATGAAAAACTATCACATTTACTTAAACGATAAATGTCTGTTTAAGAATTTAAATCAAGAGGAGTTTGATATAATCTGGGGAAAAATATATTATTCATATTTTAAAGAAGAACTCACATACGTTGAATGTATAGATGATGCTTGTATTCAAGGTAAAGTCGAAGAACACTCTTATTGACAACGTATAGATAATAGTGTATTATATAATTATAATTGAACTTTAGTATGGCAAAAGGATTTACTGTTAAATCAGCAGCTGCAAAAGCAAAAAAACAGGCAGAAACACCAGAATGGGATTACGATAAAGCAAAACAAATGATAGCAGGTAAAACAGTTGTATTCTGTTTGCCAGGTCGAGGAGTATCATATACATTTTTAAAGAACTTTGTGACACTATGTTTTGACTTAGTTCAGAACAAAGCAAGTATACAAATATCACAAGATTATTCATCAATGGTAAATTTTGCCCGTTGTAAATGTCTTGGTGCTAACGTTCTTCGAGGTCCTGATCAGTTACCTTGGGATGGTAAGTTAAAGTATGATTATCAGTTATGGATTGACTCAGATATCGTTTTTAATGTAGAGAAGTTCTATCAACTTATATTAATGGACGAAAAGATTGCATCGGGATGGTATTGTACAGAAGATGGAAAGACAACTTCAGTTGCTCACTGGTTAGATGAAGATGATTTCAAGGGAAATGGTGGAGTCATGAACCATGAAACACTTGATTCGATTGCAAAGAGAAAGAAACCTTTCACAGTTGATTATGCAGGTTTCGGATGGTTACTGATAAAGCATGGTGTCTTTGAAGATGAACAAATGAAGTATCCGTGGTTTGCTCCGAAGATGCAAGTATTTGAATCTGGTGCTGTACAGGATATGTGTGGAGAAGATGTCTCATTCTGTTTAGACGCAAAAGAGGCAGGATTCCGTATCATGTGCGACCCTCGTATTCGTGTAGGACATGAAAAAACAAGAGTTATATAAAATTACTCATAAAGGTGAGGTTCTTTTTGAGAATCTGACAGAGGAGGAGTACTTTACGAAGATGGAGGAACTGGCAGATAAGTTTTATGCTGAAGGTACACCGCATCCGCTCGAACTTAGAACTGAAATTAAGGAAAATTAATGGCAAAAACGTTTAGCATGGGTAACACAATCGAAACCCGCCCGAAAAAAACTCGTCAAGGAAAGGGAAAACACTCGAAATACTCGGCAACATCCCGTAACTCGGCTCGTAAAAGATACAAAGGACAAGGAAAATAGATGGCTTGTTTGATTGCGAATCTACCTTCTTATGAAGTATGGGTAAGAAAAGAGTATTTGACCGATCATAAGAGTGGTCATGGTGAATTTGTAAAGGGAGTATGGGTATCTGCCAAAAGTATACCTGGCCGTGCCTTCTATTTTGAGACATATTTACCCGAATATGCTGCAATGTTCGATAAATTACCGATTTCTGCGTTTACATCCGACCCAGAAACACCAACTCCTGACATGACACTACATAATTTGCAGTTTTGGAACTGTATGGACTATGGAGTGGTTGCAGTTCAGAAGCAATTTATCGGATCTATGCACTATGAAATCTATACAAGAGACTATGGAAACCAAACTGGCACATATATTTGCACTTTAGACAATTATCACTCAGATGTTGACGCAATTGACTACTCTACAAGTGAACAACCTGCCGAACATAAGAGTCATAACCTCTTAGAACTTGATAATGGGCAGTTTTGTCTCTATCCAAACAACAGAATGAGGATTTACGACAACAGTATCACTCCTGAGACACCTAAGATTCCCGATTTTAAGGTTTCAACCGTGTATTATCAGGTAGAAAACGGTCATGATCGTGATGGATTGGGTTCTGAAGAGAATTATTTCTGGAAAACAGCAAAAGAAAGGTCAATTGATATGAATGTAGGAGCTGGAGGTACTGATATGAACGTTGATTTTTATAATGGTGACTTTAAAATTGATTTAAATGAACCAGAATTGGGATGAAATGGGTGAACATCTCATATTAGATGTCTACGATGGGTATTTTGATGACTTAAATAGTCCAAATTTCCTTCGTGACATCTTTATAAAAGCAATTTTGAAGTCGGAGATGACAATATTGAACGAATATACACATAAATTTAGTCCATGTGGTGTTACATGTCTTTTTGCACTCTCTGAAAGTCATGTTTCTTGTCATACTTGGCCTGAATTTGGTCGAATGAACGCAGATTTCTTCACTTGCGGCGAAAAAGACCCAAGAATTAGCGCTAAATATATAATTAACGCTTTAGAATCAGAAAAATATCGAATTCGAGTCGTAAAAAGATAAAAAAAGCGGTATAAATAAAAACAGGAAACTTTTTGTGTAAATAGTGGCTTCTAGGGTATTCAAAGATATCAATTTATCCTTCAAACGTCATCCAGTGACGAATGATTTGGTGGTAATAAAGAATGAAGATGCAATCAAGAAATCTGTAAAGAATATAATTTTTACAATTCTTGGTGAAAAACCTTATATGCCTTTATTTGGAACGAGTGTAAACGATTCTTTGTTTGAATTAGCTAATCCATTAGATCATGTTAGAATATCAGATGAGATTAAGTCAACTTTATTAAACTATGAACCAAGAATTGATAATATAGAGGTGACTGTTTCAAATTATCCTGATAGTAATGAATTAAATGCAACAATTCAATATGATATTACAGGAATTGCAAATCCATCACAAACAGTAGACGTTCTCCTACAACCAGCTAGAGTATAATGGCTTTCGGACAATATGTTAACTTAGATTTTGCTGATATACAACAGTCTATCAGAGATTATCTGAGGGCTAACACTAATTTTACTGATTATGACTTTGAAGGATCAAACCTTTCAATAATTATTGATGCACTAGCATATAATACATACATTACTGCATATAATACAAATATGGCAGCGAATGAGTGTTTTCTTGACTCCGCTACACTTCGAGAAAACGTAGTTTCGCTTGCCAGAAACATTGGATATGTGCCTAGATCAAGAAGAGCATCAAGAGCAAGAGTATCATTTAACGTAAGTGGATTAGTAGAGACATCAACGTTGACTCTAAACGCTGGTATAGTTTGTAATGGTGTTGGAACTAATTCAAACTTCATTTTCTCAATTCCAGAATCAATTACAGTTCCTGTTACAAATGGTTTTGCTGAATTCAACAACATTGAGATTTATGAGGGAACTTACATAGGACAATCCTTTACTGAAGACTCTGCTTTATTCAATCAGAGATATATTCTTGATAATTCGTTTATTGATACATCAACAATAAAGGTTAAAGTTCGTCCATCTGAGAGTTCGACTGCGAGTGTAACGTATAAACAAATTGATAATATTATTGGAATCACATCAACATCAAATTCCTACTTATTACAAGAAATTGAAGATGAAAGGTATGAATTAATCTTTGGTGACAACGTAATTGGTAAGAAACTATCAAATAATAATGAAATTACAGTTTCATATGTTGTAACTGAGGGAAAGGATGGAAATGGTGCTTCAGAATTTAGTTTTGTAGGAAATATTACAAATCAAGATGGCGCAGCAATCGATGCTGACTTAATTGGTCTTGTTTCAACTAATGAAAAATCAAGAGATGGTGATGAGATTGAATCTATATCGTCAATTAAGTATTTTGCTCCAAGAATTTACTCTTCCCAATATCGTGCAGTCACGGCATCTGATTATGAATCAGTTTTAGGTTATATTTATCCAAATGTTGAATCTGTAACTGCTTTTGGTGGCGAAGAGATGTCTCCACCTCGTTTTGGAAAAGTCTTCATCTCAGTCAAACCTCGAAATGGTGATTTTCTATCAGATGAGACAAAAAGAGAGTTAGTACAAAGATTAAAGAGTTACGCAGTCGCTGGAATTGTACCAGAGTTCATTGATTTGAAGTATTTGTATGTTGAATTGAATACAACACCATATTATAATCCAAGTTTAAATGATAATCCAGATAATCTTAAAACTGGCGTATCAAATGCTCTTACTCAATATTCACGTTCAATTGATGTTAATAAATTTGGTGGTAGATTCAAGTATAGTAAAGCAGTA